TGTTCTTACAACGTTCAGCATCAACCCAAGTACAGCCGTGTCAGGAGACTTGTTGTTTACATCAATGGTCACCCCCATGCTATTTCAATCAGATGCAGACGACATCCAACTCACGCCCATGGCGCATGCTTCTTTACCTTTCCGTTATTGGACTGGTACGATTATTTTTCGATTTATGGTTACAGGTTCTGCCTATCACCGCGGTCGATTGCGTCTTGTTTGGGATCCGTTGGATGTCCCAACTGTTGAACCAGCTGAGAACACTATTTACTCTCGCGTTATTGACGTTGAGCAGGAACGTGATTTTGAGATGGCTATTTCATGGGGACAATTTCGCAGCTTCGGTAAAGTTGCTGGTCCTGATCGGATCGATGTTAGCGTTGGGAATCCAAACGGGTTTAATACAGGCAACATAGTGTTTGATAGATCAACCTGTAACGGTTGTCTTGGTCTCTTTCTCACAAATGAGATTGCAGTGCCCAATACTGCCGCTGACTCAGAACTGTTTATAACAGTTACTGCGCGTGCCGGGGATGACTTTAAAGTCGCCTCCCCTACATCCTATCAGGTTGATGTTTTGCATCAGCCCATTTACCAATTAGGTGAAGGTTCTCCTGTGTCCGACTCGGGTACGCCCGAAGCCACAACTGAAAGTGAACACACTTCTCATGGAGAGCCTGGATCTGGTATGCAAATTGCACCTATCGGTGCTCAGCACGAATATGGCAACATCTTTGATGTTCACTTTGGAGAACATGGTGCTGCAAATGTTCGTGGCATACTCAAGCGTTACAATTACCACTCAGTCGAAGACTTGGGTCAAAATGCTGCCATTTCTGCCATTGCCAGTGTCATAGTGAGAAATATTTTCCCACTCACTCGTGGTTCACGCCCCGATGCCATTCATGGTGCTGGTACAAATTTTGTGCCTTTTAACTTAGTCGCCTGGTATGCGTTAGGCTACACGAGTTGGAGGGGATCATTGAGGTGGAAGTATGCAGCAAGTGATCTTCCCACCAATCAAACGCATCTTCTTTCTGTGAGACGAGGAAAACCAACCTCGGCCGATGGGACAGGAACCATTGCTGCAGATGTTTCTGGTTCGCTTGCGCAGATGAATGATGCAGCATCTGTTTATGGCAATGCTTCTGACGGTGCGCTTATACGATCGACAGTTGGAGAGGGGACTCTGGAAGC